CAATTTGTGTGGCGCTGCATCCCGGCACCGTCGACACACCCCTATCCGCACCCTTCGCCAAGGCGGAACTGGTCGTGCGGCCTCCAGCTGAGGCCGCATCACAAATGCTTGCGGTGATCGATGCGCTGACGCCGGCGCAGTCTGGGGAATTCTTCGACTATCGAGGCCGGGAGCTGCCCTGGTAAGGAGTGCCGCTTTTCACGGTACAGGCCGTCATTCTGAAACCTGATCCGAATGCCTCAATGCCGTCCGACGCGCCCGGCGAAGGTTGCACGCCTTCCTTGGAGGGGAGGCCTCAAGAGGGGCGAGCCTCCCGCTGAAATGCGACGAAGTATATGGGCTGAGCCGAGTTGCCGGTCACCGGAATGACGCGCCACCACATCGTGAAATCGGAGCCGTCTTTGCGGTAGTTGACAGCCTTGCCCTCGAAAACGCGCCCGGCCGCCATATCCGCGTGCAACCGTTGCAGAACGGATGCATCGGTCCTGGAACCTTGCAGGAAGCCCGGCGACTTTCCCAGCACTTCTTCCGTGGAATAGCCGGTAAGGTCGGTAAAGGCCTTGTTCACATAGACGATCGGGTTTTTTGGCGTCGCCTCGGTGATCATCACCGAATCGAAGCAGTTCTCAACAAGGGCGTCGAACACCGCGCTTTGGTGTTCACTGGAAACGGTCGAATGGGCTTTCATGACGGATCTCCGATTGGAGGAAACAATCTCGCTGCTGGCAGACAGACAGAGTTACGCCGCGCGCGTCCCGGCAGATCAGCGCTGCATCACCGTGCGTAAGGTTACGGCAGACCGCTGGCGGACCGATGCGGCGGGCACCGTCACGTTGGTTTCGGCGGCAGGTGAGGACGTTTGCGACGTGGTCATGAGCGGAAAGGAAGCGTTGGACCCACCGCAGCGACTTGAACCGCGCCATGATCCGCTCTCGCCGTCGGGTCGGTTGACCGGGATTCTTGGCCCGCTTATTGACGCTCTTGTGCTGCCGATGCTCGACCGGGGGCGGGAGGTCCAATGTAACACCCTGCTTCCGCTTCCCTTCTCCGCACCAGCCCCTTTAGCTTGCGGCCGCCGGCCCAGATCCATTTCATGAACTCGGCCGGTACCAGCGTATGCTCCCCGCGGTTCACCTTGCGGCGCAGCGTCGAGCGCTGCAGCGCGCCGCCGTCGAGGTTGAAGGTGAACGAGACAAGGGCATCGAACTGGTTGTCGGCGAGCGGTACGGTGATCAGCCGCAACACGGCACGCTCGGCAATGGCGGCGTCGCGACGAAGCAGGTCCTCGGCCTCTTGCTCGCTGATGCCTTTGGCGAAGCGGTCGCGTTCGCCGTCCAGAACGACATGGCCGTAGCCCACGGTTTCATATCCGGCCGAGCAGACGTAGATCGTCGGGCTGAAGCTCTCGAAGCGCTTGATGAGCTCCAGGCCGTTGTCGGTGACCTGGCGCATCGGCTCAGCGCCCCTGCTTCGCCTTGGCCAGCGACCGGGCGCCGAACCAGAAACTGACCACGGCGGCGAACAGCGCGGCGGTCTCGTCGTCCCAGATCCGCGGCAGCGCATCGGCGAGGAGGAGACCCTCGACGGCGATTAACAGGTACAGCCCCGAGCCCTTGACCGCGGCGAACAAGAGGAAGAAGGCGTAAGTGATCATCGGGCGCACCGATGACCTGAGCCCGTCGACCCACTTCACGCCCGACGGCTGGGCATCGTGGCGGTAGAGCGCTTGGGCTTTCGGCGATGTCGGCGGCGACGGCGATCTCGTCGAGGCGCTGCGTGTGCCCTTGGCGTTGCATCTCCATCTGGCGATCGAGGATGGCGAGCTCGTGCCTGCGGTCCTGCCAGTCCTTGATCAGGCCGAGCAGTTGTGGGAAGGCGGACGTAATGAATCCCAGCAGCGAGCCGAGCAAAGTCAGCATCGCGGATCTCCTTGTCTGATGAGCTTGAAAGTGAGGAACGGGCGCCCGAAAGAAGCTCCGGCGCAGTCAGTGAAGGCCGAGCGGATTGACGAGCAGGTAGCCGATGATCGAGAGCAAGAGCGCGATCAAGGCACCGGTGATGGTGACGCCGGTGTTCATCACCCGCTTGAAGATTTCATAGACGACGTCTTCCTTGGCGACGTGGCTGGTCAGCGCGTCGCGGATCAGCTGGATGTCGTCCTTGACGGCGGCGAGCTCGATTTTGTGGTCGTTGACCATGGTGCGGATGCCGTTATTCAAGATCGCCTTGATCTCGGAGACGTCGGTCTGCAGCGCGTGAATGGCCGCGGTGTGGTCTTCAGGGCTCACGGGTGAGGCCTCCTGTCTTCGCTGTCGCGGCCGGCGCGGACCGCCTTGGATCCCTGCAACCAGGCATGAAAGCTGTCGACGGCCGCCGGCCGCGGCTCACAGCAGGTAGGCCTGGCCGGCGAGCGCGGGGGCCGGCGGCGGTCCGCTGCCTGCCCTGATCTCGGCCGCGAGCCAGCCGAGGTAGTGGGCGCCGTCGGCCAAGCCGGTGTAGCTCTGGGCGCCGGCCGTGGCTTCCAGGACCGAGCCGAAGGCGGCGGCGACGCCGTTGCTGTCGCCGCTGTTCTCCAGATACGAGTGCCGGGTGAGCGGCACATTCATGGCGATGTCGGCGGTCGAGCCGGCGTTGTGGGCGAACACCACCAGGATCAGGGAGCCACCGGCGGTGGTGGTGATGTCGGCGACGAACGCGTCGTCCCACGCGTCATCCGGTCCTTTGGCCGCCGCCCCGAGCGGGTTGGCGACGTCGTGGCCGCTGATCCGGCAGACCCAGTTGGCCATGCTTCGGGCGTTGAGACCGTTGGGCGAGACGACCAGATCGGCGGTCCTGCTGCCGGGATCGGCGAGGCGCGCGACGGCGATCACGTGCCCGGGCGCGCCCCGGCAGTTGGCCTGTACCAGCCGGGTGAGCCCGGCCCCGTCGTAGGCAGAGGAGAGGTTGCCGTCCGCCCAGTTCGTCGTGCGCGCCGCGGTCACCAGGAACAGATCGCGGCCGGCGGTATGGCTGTAGGGGATGACGACGTCGTTCGCGCCCGACCAGCCGGTCACGTGCGGCGTGATGCCGTGCAGGATGATGGCCATGGCGCCGCCCGCTCACGCGATCACCGTAGCCGCGATGCAGAGGCAGACATCGGCGAGGGTGGCGTCCGGCGTCGCCGGCGCCTCGACCATCAGCGCGTGGCTGCCCTAGAGATCGAGCTGGGCGGCGAACCCGGAGAGCACGCCCGGGGTCCGGGCCCCGGCAGCGATCCGCAGCACGCCGTAGCTGGTCCAGGTCGCCCCGCCGTCGGTCGAATACTTGACGGCGAAGTCGGTATTGGCGGTGGCGGCGACCCGCGCGACCCCCGAGAGCGCGCCCGTCAGGCTCGCCGGGATGCGCAGGGTCCGGCCCGGGATGCCGAGGAGGATCCGCACCGACGACGCCTCGGGCTTGCCCGCCCACATCGCCTGGAAGCCGCGGGTCTTGTCGGGGTCGACGTAGGCCTTGGTGGCGGCGTCGCCCGCGGCGGTCGGGGTGCCGAGATTGGTGATCTTGTTCCCGGTCAAGTCGAGCACGCCGGTCCCGGAACTGAACAGGGTGATGTTGCCGGCGGTCGCCAGCCCGGCAGGGTTCGGGAACATCCGCAAATCGTTGGCGAAGACGTCGATCGTCCAGGCATTGCTGTTGTCGGTGGCGTGCCGCAGATCGATCTGGCCGCCCTCGCTGCCGGTGTTGACCCGATCGACCGTGAACGGCTTGAACGCGGTCCTGGTGTCGACGTAGGCCTTCGTCGCGGCATCCTGCGCGGCGGCCGGGTCGGCGACGTTGGTGATCTTCCGGGTCCCGGCGTCGATCGTCGCCGCGACGGTCAACACCCGGACCCAGGCGGCGGCGCCGGCGGTGGCGTCGTGGAGGACGAACTCGTTCCTGCTGGTGGTGTTGAACCAGCGCGAGCCCCGCTCGTAGCCGGCATTGGCGTCGTCGCCGACGCCCGGATCGGTGGTCGCCGCGAGATTGTGCTTGAGCGTCGCCGCCGCGCCGATCGCCTTGCCGGCCCGGTACGGGACGAGGCTGGTGCCATCGAGGGTGGCGACGATCGCCCAGCCGCCGTTGCTGGTGGTGCGCTGGCGCAAGGTGGGCGGCGTCGGCGCGGTGTCGAGCCACAGCTGGCCCGGATAGGCCGGATCGGGCGCGGTCGCGCCGACCATGCACGAGGCGAGCGCCTGCAGCGCGTCGACCAGGTCGAGGCGGACGGTCTGGCCGTCGCCGTTGTCGATGATAAGGTCGTGCGTGGCCATCGGCAGGCTAGACCTTGATCAGCAGGGCAAGGGAGAACCAGGCGCCCATGCTGCTGTGCGCCTGGCCGCCGCCCGCGATCCGGCCGTAGGGATAGCGGTAGGCGAACTGCGACGACGACGGCGCCATGATGTTACCGGTCTCGGCCACGTCCTCGTAGCCGAACCGGTCGGTCTCGCCCTGGCCGGCCTGGCCGTCGCGGGTCCGGATCGGCAGCCTGACGTCGGCGGCCGGCAGCTGCGCACCGGTCAGCGCATGGGTCTCGGCGCCGCCGCGGGCGGCGATGCTGGTGGCGTTGGCGCCGTCCGTGCTCGCCGAGGTCACCCGCCCGGCCGCGACCCCGCCCATGTTGTCGCGGACCAGCAGCGCCGAGCCGCGGGCATCCGGCAGCGCCAGCCGGCGGTTGGCCGCCCAGTCGGCCGCCGCCGAGCCGCCGCGGGAAGCGGGTGCGCCGGCGCTGTCGTGGAGTGGGCACCAGGCATTCGCGATCCGCTCCCACAGGTAGCCGAACAGCGCCTCGTAGCTGGCGCCGGCATGGCCGGCGCCCGAGGCCACGGTGCCGAGCGTCCGGCCGTCGCAGAACAGCCAGCCCGCCGGCGCGGTGGTCTCGAGCGCGAGCCTGAGGTCGCCGGTGACCGCGTTGGCCGGGAGATGGATCAGCTGCGAGGCGTCGATCGCCGGCAGCCGGGCGTTGGCGTCGAGCGCGACGACCTGGTCGGCCGCGGTGCCGGCGTCCCGGGTCGCGGCGGTGCCGAGCAGCACCCCGTCGCGCATCGGCCGGAACTGGCTGCCGGTCCACCACCCGATCTCGACCCAGCCGGAGTTGGCGGGCGTGCGCATCTTCAGCCGGTTCGCGGTCGTGTCCCACCAGAGCTGCCGCGGATAGGCCGGATCGGGGGCGGCCGAACCCTCGGAGAGGGTGGCGAGCGCCTTGGCGACGTCGTTGACGTTCAGGCGGTAGGTGGCGCCGTCGACGTTGGGAATGGCGCCCAGGAGCGCGGATTGGGTCATCGGCGGTCACCTCGGCGTTCGGCGGGGGGCGCGCCTAGGCGCGGAACTTCCGCTTGGCATCTTCGAGGACATCGCGGATCTGCGGCTTGAGCTTCCCGGTCGCGGGCATCGCGTCGTCGAGCGCGAGCAGCGCGCCGACGATCGCCTTGAGCAGCCTCGGCCGGCGGAGGTCGTCCTCGCCGCCGAGCGGGAGCGGCAGGAAGGTCTCGCCGGTCCAGGCGTAGCGGTGCGGCTTCAGGTCCCGGTCGTGCATCGGCACCCGGCGCGCCGGCGGGTCGCGCCAGGTCGCCTCGGGGACCTTCTCGTAGCCGGTCAGCACGTTGTCGTCGTCGAGGACGGCCAGCAGGAAATCGTCGTCGCGCTCGGGCATGGACAGCACTCCGCAAACACGAACGCCGGCACAATGGCCGGCGATGTTCCCTCGCATGGGGCGGCGATCAGGCGAGCCGCTCGGCCTTGAGCCGCAGCTCGGTCACGTGGATCTGGTAGGCGGTGTCGGTCAGCGACAGCCGGCATTCGACCCGGCCGACCGCCCGGCATTCGACCGCTGTCGAGGCGGATGAACTCCGACCAGACGGGCGTGCCGGCCGGATCGTTGTCGGTGATTTTGATCCACACCGACGCATCGCCGGGCGCGCCGTCGACCCCGTCGATGTCGGGCCAGTCGTCGATCGGCCGGCTGCGGTCGTCGATCAGATCGAGCGGGTTCGAGATCGTCATGAGGATGTGGCTGGTGAGCCGGACCCGGCTGACCGCGCCGAAGTCGAGGCCGGCCGCGAAGCCGTAGACGCCGCCGGCGGCCGGCACCCTGCCGGCCCGGTCGAAATCGGGGATCGCATCCCAGTCCGGCTCGTCGTCGAGGCCGGCCGACGCCTTCAGCTGGAGCCTGCCGTCGACCGCCTCGGTGTCGAGGTGGGTGCCGGCGAAGACCGGATCCTCGACCAGCGTGCCGACGTCGACGAAGGCGAGCACGCTCGCCTGCCGGGTCGTGATCGTGTTGACTTCGGCCGCCGCCCGGCCGGATGCGTCGAACACCCGCGCCAGATAGGTGCCGGGCTTGAGCGGCAGCCAGGCGTGATCGTCGGAGCCCTTGACCGCGGTGCCGATCGAGACGCTGGTGCCCCAGGTCGCACCGCTCATCAGCGGCGAATGGCGGAAGGCGATCGTGCCGCCGAACCGAACGTCGAGCTCGCCGATCCTCGCCCATCGGAGCAGCGCCGCGTTGCCGGCGGCGGCGATCGAGAACTCCGCCAGCGCCGCCGGCAGCCCCTCGCGGCCGATCACCCGGTAGGCGCTGATCGTCGCCGGCCGGCTCGGAGCCCGGTCCGGATGGGTGTACTGGATCCGGAAGTCGTAGGTCTCGCCGTCCTCGACGCCGGTGATCGCGACCAGGGTCGGCGAGCGGCTCTGGATCGTCGCGAGCTTCCAGGTTCCGCCGCCGCTCGGCCGCTGAAGGACGGTGACGCCGATGTGGGGCAGCGACTGCACCGCCTGCAGCGAGAACACCACCCGCGACTGCAACGCGCCGGACGGCCCGGCCAGCATCACGTTGGCGTCCGAGCGGATGTCGGGCACGACCGGCGCCGGCAGGGTCTCCGCCGAGACGTGGCTCTGCCACACCGGCAGAGTGCCGGCGTCGGCGTTGTGGATCTCGGGCGCGTACGGAATGGCGACGATCCTGACGGTCAGGTCCTGTTGCGGCTCGACCGACTGGACGAGCAGGTCGAGGGTCTCCCGGCCAGTCTCGCCGAAGATGACCAGGTCGCCGGTCTCGGGGCCGTCGGCCGCGGCGACCGGATTGGCCAGGGTGACGGTGCCGGTCTCGCCGGCGGCGGTGACGACGGGGAGCATCAGCACGCCGCGATCGGCGTTGCGCACCTGGACGGTGTAGCTCCTGCCCGCCTCCATCGTCACCCTGGTGTCCAGCACCAGCGCGGTGATCGTCTCGCCGTCGAGCGTCACCGCCCTGATCCGGCCGAAGCCGAGACCGACGCCGATCGTGTCGTGGGCGAACCGGACCCGGTCGAACCGCTCGCACACCAGCGCCTCGACGTCGGCGAGCCAAGAATGGACGGTGAACCGCCGATCCCTCTGCGCCCAGTAGAACCGGCCGTTCTTCCAGATCTGGTCCGCATCGGTCACGCCCAGGAAGTCGACGCCCTCGATGTCGGTCGCGTTGGTCGCATCGTAGCCGTCGGCGTAGACGATCCGCTCGTCCGGCGCGTAGCCGGCGTGCTCGTTGGCAAATGCGATCCGGTAGCCGTGCGGCGTCCGGGGATAGACGATCTGTTCGCGATAGCCCCACGAGTTGGCCGGGGTGAACACCTGGACGATCTCGGCCTTCTCGTTGTCGATCGCGACCGAGCGCTTGAGCCCGTTGCGGATGATCGGGTAGGCCCGGCCGGCGGCGCCGATCAGGCCGAGCGCATCCCGGCGGCTCATCTCCCAGTCGACATAGGCGTTGAAGACGAAGCCCTTGGCCGCGCAGAAGTCCGACCACTCCTCCAGTCTCGTGACATCGATCTGGTCGTCGGTCAGCGTCTTGGTCGGTGCGACCTGCAGGACCGCGCGATAGAGGGCGGCCGGATCGCTGGTCGGCCGCCACGACCATGCGCCGGCGTGCCAGGCGCTGGCGATCGAGGTGAGCGTGCACGAGAACGCATCGATCGTGCCGTGCGCCAACTCGGTCGGCTTGATCCGCATCGCCAGCATCGCCAGCCCGGGGACGTCGACCGGGTCCTCGCGGGTCAGGGTCCGCAAGCTCGTCCAGAAGCTCTTGGCGAACACCTCGTTGTTGATGGTCGGATTGTCGGCGGTCAGGCGGCGCACCGAGACGTCGAACCGGCCGTCGGCCCCCCCGGACACTTCGTTCCGGGGGTCGACCCGCCAGCGGGTGCCCCAGAAGAGCGGGTCCTGCTGGCGGCCGGTGATCGGGAACACGCCGAGAGAGATCCAGTTCGCGGTGCCGGCGGGCGCGTACCGGATTTCGATCTCGACCGTGAAGTCGCGCTTGGCGCCGGCCGAGGTGGTCGACTGCGCGACCTGGAACAGCCCGGCCGGAAACGTGACGTCGACCGACAGCTCGTCCGCTTCCGTGGCCGAGGTCCGGGTGAGCCAGCCGGCGTCCTTGGTGAGCTCGAGGCTGAGGCCCTCCTGGTACACATCACCCGGATAGATCGTGAATGGCTTCTGCTGGTCCTTGTCCCAGGCGGCGGCCGACGATGGCGGGGCGAGCCCGTTGAAGGTGATCGTCTCCCCGGCGACGTAGACCACACCATCGATCGTGCCGCCGGTCGCGATCGTGAACGTGTCGCCGAACGCCGGGCCGGCCGGGAACTGCCCCTGCGCCGCATCCCACGCGCCGCGGTCGACGATCTGCGCCGGCAGATACCCCCGGCGGAACTCGGTCTCGATCCCGCTGAACTCGGCGAGGCCGGTCTCGCCGATCTTCATGTCCTCGATCAGCACCGGGCCGTACGACAGCGCGAAGATCACCCGCAGCCACTGGTCGCCGCCGACCACTTCGGTATAGGGAAGCGCGGCATAGGGCGGCACCGCCCGGTGCCGGCCGAGGATGCGCGGGATGGCCCCCCACAGGTTGGCGCGGTTCTGGATGCTGGTGGCGGCGAGCGTGCCGGACTTCGGCACCGGATCGCTGGCGAGCGTCGGGATCTGCGGCGCGGTCGCGATGGTGTAGGCCATGAAGCCGGCGGACGCGATCGTCGCGACACCGGCGACCATGGGCCCGACGGTCGCCAGGAGCCCGGCGCCGGCCGGTGCGCCGTAGCCGGTCGCGATCAGGACGACGCCCACGACCACCATCAGGGCGACGGCGGCCCACGGCATGCCCTCGCCGCCCTGCGGCGGCAGGACCACGATGGCGACCCGGTCGCCGGCTTCCGGGAAGCAGCTCTCCCACCGGCCGGCCGGGATCTGGGTCTCGTTGACGACGACGATCGCCCAGCGCCGCAGCCGCGGATCGGGCTGCACCTGCTCCAGCACGTCGGCCAGGCTCGTGCCGACCGGAACCCGGCCGCGCACGCGGGCATCGGTGAACGGATCGGCCGCCGCGACCACCAGGAACGTCTCGGCATGAACCGGCAGCGCCGCCGCCGGCTGGATCGAGGGGCAGGGCATAATGTCGACCATCGCTCATCCGATCCGGGCGAAGCCTGCCAGCGCATGCGCCAGCCGCGGGTTGCCGCGGTAGCGGTCGACCACCGCCGCGCCGAGCGCCCGGGTCACGTGCAGCATCAGCCCCGGCCGGACGACGATGCCGACATGCCAGGGCAGCAGCCGGGCCGCACCGCCGGCGGCGCGCCCCCCGGACTTGATCCGGGGGCTCGACGCGTCGGCGGCGTCCCGACCTTGTCCAGGTCTTCCCTCGGTCGGGACGGCCAGCCACGGCATCCGGCACAGCACCACGTCGAACGCCGCTTCGGCGCCCGGCGGCACCGGCGCCCCGAGACCCTTGTTTTGTTCGATCAGACCGGCGATCGCCGGCCCGTCGGCGGGATCGTAGTCACCGGCGAACGACGGCAGACGAACGCCGCGCTGCTCGATCAGCACCAGCCGGACCAGGCCGAAGCAGTCGATGCCGCCCCGGTCCCGCCCTCGTTCTTTCCAGGGCAGGCCCACGTAGGTGTTCGCCCACATCCGATCATGACCGGAACAGCGCGGTGAAGCGGCTTGGTGTGAACGCGCCGGCCAGCGGCTCGTCGGCGAAGTCGTCGATGCGGAGTGTGCCGGACAGCGTCAGCTCGTCGTGGTCCGACGCCTCCCAGATCAGGCCCGGATAGCGGACGATCGGCGTCTCCGGATCGCTCGCCGCGATCACCTCCAGATCGATCGCCGGCGCCGTCTTGATCGCCCGCAGCATGGTGACGATCCGCCGGTCGACGATGTCGATCTCGAACCGCGCGCCGGCGTCGCCCTCGTCGTTCTGATCGGGCAGGCTGATCCGGAACGGAAACGGCTGCCAGGTGCCGTCCGACCGGATCGTCGCGACCGCGTCCGAGGTGAGCCGGATCGGGTCGATCAGGTCGGCGTGGCGGACGGTGATCAGCATCAGGAACGCCTCGTCGGTCTCTTGCGCGTAGACCTTGCGCCGGGTCGCGGCCGGGATCGCGGTGCTCACGGCAGGATCTCCAGGCTCAGCGCCGCGATCACGTGCACGCTCGATCCCGAGACGCTGTAAGCCGGCGGCTCGACGAACCGGGCCTCGACCGGGGCGCGGGTGATCGGATGCAGCCAGTCGAAGGCGAGCGAGCCGGACTTCGTGTCGTCGACGAAGAACGCGTCCAGGATCGCCCGCTGGGCGTGGCTCAGCCGGACCTGGCACGCGATGGGCCGGACGCCCGCGGTCGACCGGCGCCTCACCTTGGCCGGGCCGGCCGACATCTCGGTCCGGATCACGGTGTTCGGCGGGCTCTCGCCGTAGCCGGCGGCGAGCACGAACTGCGGCAGCGACAGGGGCCAACTCACGCTCGCCATCGTCGCTCCCCCTATCGCCGCTTGACCGGAACGCCGGCCGCCGCAGTGCGGGCCGCCCGGTGGGCGGACGAGCCGCGCCGGCCGAGCTGCCGGGCGATGACCTCGTTGATCGTGATCTCCAGGTCGAGCCCGGACGGTCCCTGGCGCTCGGCCGTCTCGACGTCGACCCCGGCGTTGTTGATCACGTTGACCGTCACCCGGCCCAGCGCCTTCATCTGCGCCGGCGTGAAGATGCCCTCGCCGTCGCGGGCGACGATCGCCCGCTCGCCGGCGACCAGCCCGCCGCCGTGGTAACGCGGCGCATCGAGGAACGCCGCGGCCGGGAACACCGCGCTCGTGCCGTCGACGCCGACGATGCCGCCGCCGTGGTAGACCGGCGCACCGACGCCGGCGCCGGCGGCATACGCGTGCGACGACGCCGTCGCGGTTCCGGCCGCGGCCGCGCCGCCACCGCCCAATCCACCGAGCGCGCCGAACAGGCCGCTGATAGCGCCGGCGAGCGGGCCGGTGATCGCGGCCCGGATCGCGACCCGCGCGATGTCGGCGATGATGCTGTCCGCCAGGCTCTTGAAATCGAGCTTGCCGGTGGCGACGAACGCGACCAGCGCGTCCTCCATGCCGCGGAAGGCGCTGACGGTGACCTGCTCGGCCGCCCGCGCCGCATCGGTCGCCTCGCGGGCGTAGTCCTGCAATCCCCGCTGCGCGCCGTCGCGCCAGTCGCGGCTCGATCGCAGCGCCTCATCGGCGGCGTCTTCCATCTCGGCATAGGCGTCGGCGACGGCGCGGCCGTGGGTCGCGGCGTCGATCGCGCCGGCCCGCAGCAGCTCGTCGAGGCGAGCGATCGTGTCGGCCAGTTCCTCGGCCGGCGTGCGGCTCTCCGCCATCAGCCGCGCCCCCTCCTCGCGCAGCTTCTCCTCCGCGCGCATCGCCTCGGCCAGCTGCTCGCGCGCGCGCTTCTCGTCGTAGAGCGCCGTCGCCAGCCGCTCCACCTCCGCCCGCTGGGCGTCGGTGGCGCCGTCGGGTAACTGCTCACGGGGTTGGCATTTTTTGGTTGCGCGGTGGGGCTGGATGTGAGTCAAGGTATGGATGACTCCGCCGTTCCGATACCGCCTGAACGACCGTGAGAAGGACGCGCTGCTTTCCGAGCAGGCGGCGTTGATCGAGCGTCTGGCGGCGCGGGTTGCGGAACTCGAAGCGCTGCTGGCGCGGCCGAAGAAGACCTCGCAAAACAGCCACACACCGCCATCGCAGGACCGCAAGCCGGGCGGGACCGGGGACAGGAAAGACGGCAAACGGCGCAAGCCGCGGCCGTCGCGCCCGGGCTCGGCGCGGCCGCTCAGCGACGCACCGGACGAGACGATCAAGCGGCTGGCGACGGCCTGCCCCCACTGCGCTGCCGACGTCTCGGGGCAGACGCAACGTTGCCGCCATCGCTACGATCACATCGACCTGCCGCCGATCGCACCAGTGGTGACGCGCATCGAGCTGTTCGGCGGGCGCTGCGCCGCCTGCGGCCACCGCTTCCGCGCCGCGGCACCGGACGGCATGCCGCCGGGAGCGCCGTTCGGCGCCAGGATCCGGGCGCTGCTTTTGTATCTGCACCACAGCCACCATGCTGGGTTCGAACGGCTGTCGCGGATGATGGCGGAACTGTTCGGGCTCAAGATCTCCGAGGGTGCGATCGCCAACGCCTTCCGGCGCACCGCAGGGGCGATGACGGCGGCGTGTGCGGCGATCAGGGACCGGCTCAAGGCCGCCCGGGTGATCGCCTCGGACGAGACCACCGCCCGGATCGGCGGCGCCGGCCACTGGCACTGGGTGTTCGTGACCGCCAAGGCGGTGCTGCACACGATCGCACCGCGCAGGGCGAAAGCGATCGCCGAAGCGGTGCTGGGCGAGCATCGGCCCGAAGTCTGGGTGTCCGACCGCTACGCCGGCCAACAGGATCTGGCCCCGGCGCACCAGGTCTGCCTCGCCCATGTTCTGCGCGACGTGCAGTATGCCATCGACTGCGGCGATACGGTGTTCGCGCCCCGGCTGCGCGAGCTGTTGCGCTGGGCGATCCGCATCGGCCGGCGACGAGGCCAGCTCAAGGACACGACGCTCCGGCACTATCACGCCCGCGCGGACCGGCGCCTCGATGCGCTCGTTGCCACACCCGCGGCGCATCCCGCCGGCCGCGAACTGCAAACCGCGGTCAAGGCCTGGCGGACGAAGTTCTTCGTCTTCCTCGAAGATCCGGGGGTACCGGCAACCAACAACGCCTGCGAACGGGAAATCCGGCCATCGGTGGTGTTCCGCAAGGTCACCGGAGGCTTCCGCTCGGACTGGGGCGCCCAGATCCACGCCGGCTACCGCTCCGTCACCGGCACAGCCCGGCTCCATGGCCAAACCGCCCTGCAGTCCATCCGCCACCTCCTCGCCGGTACGTTCACGCCATCGCCGGTAACCTGAAAAGCCAAGGGGGTGAGCAGTTACGCCGTCGGAGAGCCGGGCCAGCGCCTGATCGATGAACTGCTGGCGTTCGTCGCCGAAGCCGGCGAACTGCCGGGAGAGGTCATCGATGACGCGTGCGCTGGCTTCGTAGGCCCGCTCCGCCGCCTGGTGTTCGCTGTCCGCTTCCCGCTCGAAGCGGCTGGCGAGGGGCTGGCGGATCTGTGTGATTTTGCGCCGGGCGATCTCTTCCGCCTGGCCGATCGCGGCATCGATGCCGGACGTATTCGAGCCGTCCGGCGCCCTCAGCGCGTCCAGGCGCTGCCTCGTCTCCGCCAGCTCCCGGTTGACGGCCGCGATCTTCTCCGCCGGATCGGTGAGCAGCTGCTCGAAGGCCTTGTCCAGCGCCCGGCGCTGGCCGGACAGCGCATCGGCCCGCCGCTCGGCGTCCGCCGCCCGGCGCCCCGCTTCGGCGCGCGCTTTCTCGGCTTCCGTCGCCCTCGTTTCCGCCTCGCCGATGCGGGTGAGCGCATCGAGTTCCTTCTCCAGCGCGGCAACGCGGCTGCGCTGGGCATCCAGATCGAAGCGCTGGCCGAGGAGCGGCGTGCCCGGCCCGCCGGCCTCCAGCCGCGCCAGCTCGTCGCGCGCTTCCGTGAGCCGGACCTTCGCCGCCTCGATCTGCCCGCCGATCGGATCGTCGGCGAGAGCGCCGGTGAGGCCCTCGATCGCCGAGGACAACAGGTCGAGCGCGCCCTGGGCGATCCCGGTGACCGCCGGCGTGCGGCCGATCGCTTCCAGGAGATTGCCCCAGGCATCGCCGAGACGGTTGGTCGCACCGGTGAGGCCGCCCGCTTCCGCCGCCCCGGCGCCGCCAACTTGTTTTTCCAGCGCATCGAGGATCACCCGCTGCGCGTCCGCCGTCCGGCCGGTCTCGACCAGGGTGCGGATCAGCTCCTTCTGGCTGTCGGAGAACGAGACGCCGACGCGGCGCAGCGCGGTGAGCCCGTCGATCGGGTCTTCGAGCGCCTTGCCGAGCTGGGTTGCCGCCGAGGATAAGTCCTGGCCGAACACCGCCGCCATGTCCTGGGCCAGCGTCAGCGCCCGGGTGAAGGTGTCCCCCGAGACCGAGCGGAAGGTGGCGAGGATCGCGGCGGCATCCTGCACGCCCTCTGCCGTCGCCAGCGTCGAAGCCTCGATGCCGTCGGAAAACGCGGCGATCTGCTTTGCCGTCAGCCCCGAGGCGTAGCCTGTGGCCTTCAGCACCGCTTCAAGCCGCCGGTACGAGCGATCGGCCTCGGCCGCTTCCTCGATGCTCTTGCTCACCGCGATGCCGATGCCGGCGAGTGCGGCGCCGGCGGCAAGGCCGATCGGGCCCAGCCGGGCTAGGCCGGAGCCCACCGCGCCCAGCCGGCCGCTCATCGCCTCCAGGCCGCCGCGTACCTCGGAGGACACACCGTCGAGCGCCTGCAGCGCGCGCGACGCCGGCCGCGCCGCGTCCTCGATGCGCTTCAGCGACCGGCTGCCGGTATCGCCGACATCGCGCAATTCGGCCTTCACCTTGCCGCCGTCGATGACGGCCAGCCGGATGGCGAGCGAGCGATCGGTCATGATGGGGACATGCTCAAGTGGTGAAAGAGCTTCCGGAACTTTTTCCGGAAGCACGATGCGCCGGATGGGAACGGCTCCAGCGCCGGCGCGATGACTACTGCGCGGCGGTGTTTCCAAAATTTGGAAACCGGAACTCGATCAGACCGCCTTCAGGGCGTTAGGCATCCTCGGATAAGCGGGAGTTGATCGCGGCGACGAGGCCGGCCTCGGCCGCCGACAGCAACTCGGCGAGGGCGTGAACGTCATGGCCGAGCGCGTTGCCGATCGCGAGCGCAGCGGTCAGATCGATGCCGATGACGATCGCGGCGTTCGGCACGAGACGCAGCTGGCCGGAGCAGCGGACTATCACGTCCCAGGCCTGCCAGCCGGCGTCGGTGAGCGGTTCGTGCTCGACGTAGGGGCAGCGCTGGCCTTCCGAACTGCTCTCACCCCTGGCGCAGGGGCGGTTCAGCTTGGCGCAGTTGCCGCAGTATCCCGGCCCGCCGCCGAAGTGCCATTCGGCACGGGCCCGAGTGCGTTTTTTTCTTCGTCCAGCAGCAGCGCCGGCCCCAGGTAGAGCCGCTCGAAGGCTTCCGCCATTGGCCACAGATCAAGGAGTGCGTCGATACCGTCAGGCGTGACCGGCACCGGCTCGCCCTCGGCATCGCCGACACCTTCCCACGCCTGGATGCCGAACCGGCCGAGCGCCTTCACCAGCGCCGTCGTCCGTTCCCCGGCGGCCTGCGTTTCGTTCAGAGAGAACTCGGCCGAACGCTGCACCTCGGCGCGGGCCGCCATCATCAGCGCCGTGGTGCACGGCCGCACGTGGACGCGCACGCCGTGGCCGAGGTCGAGCCAGAACGGCTCCCTATTCAGATCGAGACGGATCATAAGCGTTCCTCTCGTGTTCAAGCTGCGGAGACTTGTGTTCGGGTCTCGCCTCATCGCGTTCGCGGATAACCCGCCCCATATCAGTTGGCGGCAAGCGGTTGCGGGAGCAGCCTTGCCAACTTTCCCTCGAGGGAGACCGTCATGGCAGCACCACTTCAAGGCCTTCACATTCCTCTGGCAGCGGCTCGCGCTGCGCCGATTGCCAAGGCTGGCTTGCTTGCCGGCCTCGGGAAGGCGTTCGTGCTCGGTGTGCCGGCGGTGCTCGTTGGCGTTGGCCTTGGCTATGGCTTGGCGAAGGCGTTCGACGTGCGCTGGGACGAATTCAGCAAACGTGCCGCCGATGGCGACTCGACGATGACGTTTCGTGGTTCCCGCTCTTCGTGATGCGGCGGGATTGGCCGTTCGTACGGGCGGGTTTGCCTAGAGATAGCTGGCCACGTCGTTGAGCAGTCGGGCGCGAAGCATGGTGCCGGCGCTCTCGTCGTAGGTGGCGCGCCAGTCGAAGCTGGCCTCGACACCGCCGGGGCCGGAGACGGCGTACTTCGGTTTGGGGAGGAACACCCGGAACAGCTCGAAGGTGAGTTGCCAGCCTTCGGCCATCGAGAAGCCGTATTCCAGTGCGACAGGTTCGCCGTTCGCCGCCTCGGCAACCAGCGTCGCGCCGTCGAAGCGCACCGTCATCGCACCTTGGCACGACGCGAACGTCGGCTCGGCGGCCTCGATCTTGCCGTCGTCGCGGATCACCCGCACCCGCTCCAGATTGTTGGAGAAGGTGAGGTTGCCGCCGGTGACACCGGCCAGCGGCACGCCGCCGCGCTTGATGAACCCGCGGCCCTGGCTGAAGCGCTTCAGAGCAAACGCATCCGGCGTTCCGTCGAGGGTGGCAGCCGCTTTCTCCTCGCCCTGCGCCACCAATTGCACTGTGCCGTTGGCCGGCCCTTCCTGGCCCATATCGAGGGCGAGGCTCTCCATCACCGTGCCGAGGTGGCGGAAGAACACCGGCGTGAGCAGCTTCGGGTGGCCGATCTCGAAGGTGAAGCTGGGGACATCATCGCCGCCCGACAGCCATTCGTGCCGGTAACCGCCGCCGGTAAGCGACGCTGCCGACACGGTGCCGCCCGAGTTCGCCGAGGCCGCCAGGGTGAACGTGTTGCCGGTGGTGCCGGCGGTGTCGAACTCGATCTCCAGCCCGTCGTCCGCCGTATTCGCCGTGTAGGTGCACTTCGAGATCTGCGCATCGACGGATGCATTCAGATCGGCTGCCAGCGCCGTCAGCGTCGCATCGAGGCTGGCGCCGATCTGCGTCTGGTTGCCCGCGGGCGTGCCGGAAACGAACGTCCAGGTGACGCCGTTCAGCGTGATCGTGCTGTTCGCCAATGGCTGGCCCGAGAACGCGATGTGGCCTGCCGCCTTCGTCTGCACCGTCACCGGATCGCCGAACAGCCCGGTCAGCCAGAAGCCGGTGCCGCGCAGGTCGAGCGGGATCTCGATCCGGCCTTCGTCGGTGATCAGCCCGCGATAGGGATCCTGCGCATTGCGGCCGCGCCCCAGCAACGGATCATCGCCCAGCGGCTGTTCCGACGACAGATCGGTCGACTTGAAGTCGAGGGAGCGGTAGCCGCTCGCGGGCGCGACGCCGTACGCCGCCTCGCGGCAAGCCTTGAGCGTCGCGTCGGCGCCGTAGGCACGGACTTTCGGCATGGTGGTTCTCCGGTGCTGGAAGGTCAGGCGGTCAGCGGATCGCTGACCAGGTACTCGATGGCCAAAGTGATGCGGGCGGTGAGGATCGGAGCCGCGCCGTCGAGCGCCAGCACCGACGTCTCCGGCGCGCTCCAGGTGAGATTCTCGGCGAGGCCGGTGAGACTGCGATCCACGGCCAGTACGGAGCCGATCGCGGCGAGCAGGGCGTCGAGCGCCGCCTCGCCGCCGCCACCCGCGCCTTGTGTCCCGAACGCCTCGATCTCGGCGCGATGGCTGTAGAACTCGGTGCGCGGATTGAGCGTCACGTCCGGCTCGCCCGGATCGCCGTCGCGCAGGATGACGAGCCCGCCCGCCGGCACCGCCTGCGGCAACGCCTCGTTGCGCTTGACGGCGGCCAGCGGGATCAGTTGCAGCCGGCCAAACAGCTCCGAGAGAACCTGCTCACGTCGACTGGCCATGGCAATGTTCCCCAATTGTGATACATTGTCGTCAGGAGGCGATGACCATGTCGAAAACAGAGATGATCCGGGCACGCGTCGAGCCGGAGCTCAAGCAGGCCGCGGAGTCCGTGCTCAAGGAACTCGGGTTGACGCCGACCGAGGCGATCACGCTGTTCTACAAGCAGGTGACGCTGAAACACGGGCTGCCGTTTGCGGTTGAACTGCCCAACGCCGAGACAAGGGCGGCGATGCAGGATGCGGTAGACGGACGCGATCTAACG